GGCAAATTTTCATATGCAAGTTGCAATCTGCCAAGTAGATCTCTAGCAGTGGACGCTTTGTTCGCCAGAACAGCAATATTGACATTATCGTTGAAAACTGCATAGTGTAAGAGATAGGATATACAAGTAGTAGATTTACCCGTCTGCCGAGGCATCTTACAGATATTGAATCTATTCTTATGAAATCTATCAATTAACTTCTCTTGGAAGTCGTACATATTAAAAGGTACTAATCCCTCATCAAGAGAAACAATCTTTATATAATTCCTAGTAAAATATATTGGGTCTTCTTTACACTTTAAAAATTCCCGAATATTTTCTTCCGAGAATTCTATAGGCGTATTTGCCTTCTTCAGGTTGGGATTACCTAAGTATACTTCCTGTTGTGACATAACAATAAATTACTTACTAATCAGTAAATCCTGCTGCTGCTCCTTTAACTCCAGCATTAGCAGCAAATATTGCGTATGTGCTTACTTTCTCTAAAAACTCAACTGAACCTGCTGGCATTGTAAACGAACCAACAACTGTTCCACTTGCTTCTTCTACAAGTGTTACTAAGTGAGCATTTGTGTCAGTATTAACTAAACGCACAACTGTAGCACTACCAAATGTACTTGCTGCTCCTGTTGATGTCGGAGATGCTGCTTCAGCACCTTTAATCAAAGTTCTTGACATTACTCTAACTTACACTATAAAGTTATTTAGGATTACACATTGCCCGTGTTTGTGGAAGGGAATGATCTATTTGAACCCCATATAATTCTTACAGCACCTCTACCACCATCTCTTCCTTCAGAAGCACCACCACCATAATGTCCACCTTTGTTTCCAGTAGAATTTCCTCCACCAGATCCACCTTCTCCATTTCCAGTTCCACTAGAACCTTCACCAAACCATCCTACACCACCACCACCGTTTGAACCAGCTCCACCAGCTCCACCACCACCTGAACCAGCATTCCATGATCCAGTTGATCCATTACCACCATTTCCAGAATATCCACCAGCACCACCGCCACCACGCCAACCATTACCACCACCACCATTACCACCATTACCACCACCAATATTTCCACCTATACTATGACTATCATCAGGGCGAGCATCATATCCACTAGTTTTATAACCGTAACCACCTGATGCTACAAGATGTGAATTTGGTAATCCAGTTATACCAAACATACTGCTTCCACCAGCTCCTCCATCTCCACTAGTATAACCACCTTCTCCTCCTGCTTCTCCAACAGTAACCACATAATTTGTTCCGTAAGATACTGAAATACTATTTCTCCAGCGTAAATCACCACCTCCAGCACCTCCAGCAGGTGGATTTTTTGTTCCTCCACCAGAACCAACACAAACAACAGAAATCTCAGTTACTCCAACGGGAGGAGTCCAAGTATAAGTACCTGGATATTCCCAACCAGCTTGTCCAGCAGGAGGTGTTGTAGAAGTATCATTAAGAGTAACAGTTACAGTATTACCAACATAATTCAGGGAAGAATTAATAAATCTAATAGTAACAGTTTCTGTACCCTCAGTTAAAGTATCTGCAACAACTGTCTGAGAGAAAGAAGCAGTATTGTTTGATACAGTCACTGTCCCCCCTAATGATCCAGATGCGAAATCAGCAGTGGATATATTAGTTCCTGACATAACGTAGGTGAAACTAGTTCCATCATCCACATTAGTGGTTGAAAGAGTAACAGTAAAATTACCACCTTCATCTACAGCACTAGCAGATACTGATACAGTATATGTTGGAACAGAAGAACTAGATCCCACAAAACTCATCATAGAAGAATAGGCAACTTTCGTTGCTTTAACATCAGCACCACCTTCTAAAAGATCTGTATAATATTTTTCACAATATACTACCTGACCTGCAGGAACCATAAAAGATCCTACAACTGTACCAGCATAATCCTTTCTAGTTACAAGTATATTATCATCACCACTATTAAAAAGTCGTACAACAGGAGCATTGCTGACAGTAGTTAAAGATGTTAAATCTGTTTGTTCCGATAATATTTTCATTTTGTTTCCCCTTTAAGATTTTCAATAAAAGTAAGATGGGCAGATGATTTCATTTTTGGTGGTTCAATTATATTTACAGTTTCTATTTCATTAAACTGTATACCATCAGTATAAGTTTCTATATTGATACCACCTTGTGTTTCTTCTTTTAATTTTGTTCTCTTATCCATCTTCTCTTTTAGTTTATCTGCAAACTTCTTTCCTCTCCTAGCAAGTTCAATTCCAGCACCAAATACACCTGCAGTTAAACCAAGAGCAACTTTACTACCATCAATCTCTTCTATAGTATTACCTTTTGGTTTATAAGAAGCATTTATTATTGGGTTCTTTTTAGGATTTACTTTTTTCTTTGCTTGAGCACCACCAAGTGTCATCATCTTTATTAAATCAACTTCACTATAAGTTTTACTAGGAACTGATTTTACAGGTGGAATACCCCAATTATTTCTAAGTCCACTTGGATTTATGATTGTGCCACCACCTTCATAAGCACCTTCTCCAAAACTATTTACTTTCTTCTTTGCTGCTTTAGTTAGTTGATCAATAGCAGTATTTGCTATATTTTTAACACCAGTTTGCAGTTGTTGTTTAACCTCTGGTTTATTAAATTTGTTTGCAGCTCCCTCTAATTTACCTTTTATATCTAATGCGTCTTTTTTAAAACTATTAAATGTTCTAGATTTGGTAAGATTTTCAAATTCATTACTTATTTGCTTCTTTAAATCTTCTTTAACTAACTCACCACTTTTCAATACTTTATGTCCAGAAGGAATTGACTTACACATCTGCTCATCATTGCAATAATATTGACCTTTTGGACATCCCATAGTAATTGGTATTATTCGTCTTTATTATTTAGAATACCTTGCTTCAGCATTTTCTGCAATTCAGTTGTACTACCAACAAATACTGCATTGTTAGTTACGTTATTTGTAGTTTTAGTTTTTTCTTCATCAACTTCTTTAACTTTTTTCTGCAATTCCATTAACTTATCAGTTGTATCAGCAACAGACTTAATGATCTGTCCTGCAACTTCATATGCTCTTGGACTTGCACTTTCACCAGCAAGTTCCATAATTCCATTAAGAGATTCTTGACCTTTCTCGATTAATGAATATAAGTTTGCACGAGTATATTGATAGTCCTTATCAATGTCACCACTTACATTTCTAAGTTCGTCTTTCCTTCTAACACAACCACCTTCTGGTGTATCACTTACTTCAATAGCAGTTTCTGTATTAAAAGTATCATTTAAATCATCATAATCGTCTTTCATCGGTAAGTATAATCTCCAGTAGATGTATCTAATCTTTGTTTCTTTTCTGGATTGGGATCAAAAGATCTCCAAGTTTTAGGATTATTCTTAAAGTAAAGTTTTACTTCTGGTTCATTAAGAAATTGTTTTTTTAATTCTTCCCTACCTTTCACATTATCCATAATATCATTAGGGTATCTATTACCACTTCCTAGATTATGGCTTGGTGGACCGTGATGACCATAAGACCATTTACCTGGTTCCTTTTCTTTACCTGTTCCAAATGGCTCAACAGGAATCTTTTTTATTTTTTTTGATTCTTCTGAAAATTGATTAAAACTTTTCATTATAGATCTACCTTACGAGTTGGACTGAAATCTTTAGAATCTCCAAAGAATGTTCTTTCTTCAGTAAATCCAAAATCGTCACCTGGTGGAATTAATGGGTCATCATACTGATCAATCACAGTATCTTCATTATAATCTTTTTTCGCTTTAGCAGCTACTGTATATCTCATTTCACGAGATGCAGTTCTTGTATTAGTATCAGTGTAGTAATCCAACTGAACCTTACGAATAAGACCGTCTGTAGAATCTGCAACAGGACCAAACATAAAGGTCTTTGCTGTAAAATTGAGTGTATAAATTAATGCTCTTCTAGTTTCAAAATTACCTTCATAGTCATCACTGAAATTAATACTATCAAGAACCATTGGAACATCTCTTTTTTCACCAATAGAATTAACTAAATCAATAGTTAATGTAAATCCTGGTTGGAAGAATGGTAATACCTGTTCAAGTATCTGTAGGGAATCATCTTGCAATTTAGTAAGAATATTTAATTCAAATCCCAAATTATATGGAACTGGCATAAAAACTTTCTTTACCTGTTTACCATCTTTAACTTTAAATGTTTGAGTTACACCCGTTTTTCTACTAGGGTCATAGGTAATATTATTAACCTCAAATGACATTCTAGGTAATGATAATTGAGTTGCCTTATTAAGATCGGGTTGTTGCTGTATTCTTGCTAAGAATTTTTGTCTAGGTCCATATGATACAGGAACCTTCATTTCATTTATATCTTTACCTGCAGCATCTTGATGGCGTATATGAACATCATTAAATAATGTACCAAAAGCAATAACAGTCTTTCTTATTATTTCGTGATAAAAATAGGTTCCTAACATTATACTTGTCCAAATGGGTTGGATTCAGTGAAGTCCAAAATATCGTCACCAAAGGTTTGAAACTCGTCACCTGAGTTATATTTATCATCAACATCTGTTGCATCATATGAAGCAACAGTATATCTTGCACCAGAAGTTTTACCAACTATCTCTTCACCAACATAGAATCCAAATACGGTAGATCCTATTCCAACATTAGATAACTTAAGAACATCAGTATCAGCATCCCAAGATTTAACTCTTCCTAGTGCATATGAATTGACACCCTCAATTTCTTCATTAAAGAAGAATGTACCTATACCACCCATAGAAGATGGTGGATCAACAGTTACATCTGGTAATGTTGAATATCCACGACCTGGATCTTGAACATATATGCTTCTAACAACAGTATCACTACCAACATAACCAATTGATGCTATACCAACAGCAGTTGTTCCAGCACCTGGTTGACCAACAGTAATATTTGGTTCTGTACCATATCCAACCCCACCATCAGTAACGTTAAATCTAATTACACCATTATATACAGTTTCTACAGAACAAGTAGCAGCAGCACCAGAACCACCTCCACCACTAATCGTGATAGTTGGTGTTGAATTATAACCTGCACCAGCACTAGTCATTAATATCTTTTCAATTGAAGTAACATTTGCTTTAGTGGTTAATATACCAACAGCTCTTGCAGTATCTCCAGTAGGAGATTCTGTGAAAGTAATGGTTGGTTGTGATGTAAATCCATATCCATCATTGTTTAAGAATATTTCTCTAACATACCCAACACCAATCGTAGCCATTACTGTTGTAGTTCTTCCTACACCGACTAATTTAAGTGTACTAATAACTCCTTCATCTTGAACTTGAGTATCAATAATATCAATAGAAGTATCAATAACCTCATCCTCATATTCAAAGAGTTCACATTTAAGTTGATAAACGTAGTTCTTACCTAACTGATAAAATGGATCTTCATGTTCTACAAACTTAACTTCAAATAATCTTGCACCAAGTGGAAAATATATTAAATCCCCCTCTCTAGGTCTAGTAGCAAGTGCTATTCCAGCATCAGGATCTCCAACATTCGCTGCTAAAAAAGGTGCAATAAAATCTTCAAATCTTTCTTTGGAAAGTGTGAGAGTTAGTTCATCCCTCAAACTCATTCCAAATTTAGTCATTATATCACCTTGACCACTATACCCATCATAGGTATTCACATATGCTTCTATAGCAAAATTATCATCAAATTTAGATGATTGTACTTCATTTAATATATTATCTGTATCTACAAATTTTCTTGGAATATATGTAACTTCAACACCATACATTCTTAATTGCTCATTAATTAGATCTTGAGCTAATCTTTGTTCAGATGATGATCCTTGTAGAAAAAACGGATTTAATGCCATATCTCATTAACCTACAAAATCATATGGGGGCAACTCATACTCTGAAGTCATCCTAGATCTTAATGCTTCTATATCTCTTTCAGCATCATCGTAGATTTCTCTACCATTAAGTTCTATACCACCTGGTAACTTAACTCCTTTAAATTTAATTAAATTTTGTCCCCATTGTCTCTTTATGAGAGCAGTGAGATATTGCTTGAGAAAAGGATCATTGTAAACCTGAGTAAATGATGTTGGATCTAATGCCCTATAACAATCAAGAACTAACCAATCATCAGCAGACTCTACCCCCCAATCAATATCCAAATATAATCTATCTTGTCTCTTATTAAACCTTACTTGTTTATCAGTAGTAAGTAGAAAATCAATATCCTCAAGATATGATTTTGTCATTGCATACTGAAGTAATTCTATAGAATTAAACTGATAAAGATCATTTAAGAACAACTGATACTTGATACTAAACATTCCACCAGATATGGAACTACTATCAAATTTAAATATTTTTTCTACACCAACTACAGAATCTGGAACTTGTATAAAATTAGAAGTTTCATACCAATTACTTGCGGTAGTACCATATCCACTTATACTTGTAGATGTTGCTGTTGTTGTTACAATACCAACTCCGTCAGTATTTTTTGCTTGTCCTCTATCAATATCTGCCTGAGTAAGTTTATATTTAAGATACATTCTCTCAACACCGTCAAAATGACGTTCATTAAAGAGTTGAATGGCATCATCAACTAAATCATCTATTTGATCATCATCTATATTAATTTCCAATACAGGAGCACCCAGCTTCCTTAAACAGTAATCGACTAATTGTGTTCTACTTGCTGGTTTTGCCATCTTTAAGTTTCAGTTTCCGATTTTCTTCTTGTAGAGAAATTATTTCTTGTTGAAGATTTTTTTCTTCCTCTTCAAAATCATTTTTTAATGTCTGTAGTTTTGCTTCCAAAAGTACATTTTGATTTAATGATTGTGCCAATTTATTATTATATAAACTGACAAGGACATTAACATCAACGTCACCATTATTTTGTTTCATAATCTGTTGGGTTAGAATGTACCCCCATCAAGTGTAGAAGTCCAATGAGGCTTATTAGTATATATGGTAGTAATTGTAGATGGTATTACAGAAAGATTTTCAATAGATCCATTCTGACCTTCTTTTCTTATATTGTAACTATTCGTAAATGTTCCTTCAACACCAACTAGATCAATAGAAGCACCATTAGTTACTGCAGTCTCAACTACACCATAAGCATTACTACTATCTTGTCTTACAATATCACCAATTGCAACCGTTACATTAGATGGTAATGCAAGAGTATTTTTAGTAACAGCAGTCAAAATCTGCTTAGATGTAATTATAGGAGTTGCTGGATTATTAGTTGAGGTCTGTAATCCATTCTCATCAAAGTATACAGCACCGTGGGTATTATAATCAGCAGTCTGATAATAGATACCTTTAATATCTAAGAAACCTCTTGTTCCTGATACTGTATTACCTGTTGTACTTGCATCTGGAACATAAGTCCAAGATCTTTCTGGTGCATTACTTCCAGTATTTCCATCACCGTCTACATAACCAAAATAACCAGTTTTATTATTTGCAGTACCAACACCAGTATTATAATTAAATGCTATACCACGATCTGTATTAGTGTCATAAGCATGAGTAATTGTTAATTCTGAAGTTGTTGTAATACCTGCAGTAGTTGATCCCTCAATAGTAATAACTTTATTTGTGGTATTGACCTCAGTAATAGTTGTTATTCCACTATTTGGTAATGAAGTATGATTACTTACAACGTCACCTGTATTGATACCAACAACAGAATCAATTGTAATTGTACTAACACCAGTTGTAACTGGAGCAGTAACTACTCTAGAACTAGTAAC